TTAGGCCCTCTCGTCAGTTTTGGGCCAATTTTGGGCCAATTCGACTCGGGGCGGCAGCTTCTCCAGCTCCCTCCAGTCCGAGGAGGAGCTGATCCATTTCGCGTAGGTAGAGAGCAACATCTCGACGCTGTGGCCAAGCTGGCTCGCGATGAACGCGGGGTTCATCCCAGACATCAGGCACATGGTTGCGTAGGTGTGGCGGGTGTCGTACTGACGGCGTTCACGGATGTTCAGCGCCTTCAGCGCCGATTTGAAGTGGCGGATTGTAACACTTGGCTCGTTGATCCACAGCCCACCTTTGCTAGGTTGGAACACGAAGGGGCTAGTCGGGTGGGCCGACTTGGACGCCATGCGACGAAGGGTAGCCATTCGCTGCGCCTGGCTGATGGCGTTCAATGCGCGCTCGTTCAACAGGACCACCCGATGATGCTTGGTTTTCGTACGTTCCTGGGGCGCACGGTTGACGATGATCCGGCGAACCGTCGCGGAGCGCTGATCAACGTCGATATCCTCCCATTTCAGACCCATTGCTTCGCCAGGGCGGACCCCAGTGAAGAAGCAAAACTCGAAGAACGCTGCGTAGATCTGCGAGTATTTCTGAAGCGTCGCATACAGGTGGGAGATTATCGCCTCTGCTTCCGCCCTGGTGTAAGGGTCTACGACTTTCTTGACGGCCTTTGGCTTATCGAGCGAGGTGGTGGGGTTCTTGGCGATCAAACCATCGAGGACCGCTGTCTTGAAAACGCTGGACAGCTTGATGATCGCATTCCGCTTGACGCCAACTGAGGTCCACTGGATCTGCGAAATGACCCCACGAAGCATGGTCGGCGTGATCATGTCTATCCGGCGTAGGCCGAGGTATGGCATCCAGTAGATGTTGAACACGCTCTTGTAGTTGTTACGGGTGCCTTCGACGATGTGGCGGCTATCCAGCCACATCTGGGTGTAGGCGCCCAGGCTCGGGATGGACTCCGCCGTCCGGCGGGCCACCTCCGAGCCCGGGAATAGCTCGGCATACTTCTCGTCGTCCAGCAGGCCGTGGCGGATCAGGTTTACTACTTGATCACGTACACGGCTGGCTGCGCGGATGCCCTGCGCCGTCGGGGGATGGGCGAGGGTTTCCCCGCGACGCTCACCGTTCCAAGTGAAACGGATTCGGAGCGAGTCTCCTCGCATTTCAATTCCAGGGGGCAGACCCACAGGCTTTCGAGCCATTCCTCATATCTCCATCTGCTGTACATGATGTTGCGGCCGTTCTTGTTCCAGACGCCTTCAGGGATTTTCCCGCGCTGGCGCCGGGTCTGAAGCGCTCGCAGCGTGATCCCCAGCAGTTCGGCCATCTTTTCCTCCGTTACCTTGTCCATTTCCTGGGCAACGGCCTCTCCCAGCCCGGCGTGTTCATCGCCTGGCTTCTTCCTTTTTAAATGCATGATGGTCTCCACGCCGCCGGTGGCGGCAGGTTGGTGGTCAGGCTGGGGTCTTGGCCAACACTGCGTCGGTGATCTTGATCGCGGCCTGGGCATCATCCACGTAAGCTGGATCGAAGCCGCCGGCGTAGTGGATCACCCTCTGGCAGGCGTCCAGCTCTTTGCGAGCTAGGCGGAGGGCCTGAACCAGTTCTTTCTGCAGCGCTCCCTCGGCCCGGCCGATATCCCAAAACTCCTGACCCCAGTGGCCGACTGGCGGTGGGTTGCTGTTCTGCTTGCCCGTGGCGAGGGCGCCGATGATGACGTCACAGACCGAGCGCTTGTAGACGTTCTCGCCGTCAAGACTGAGGCCGCCGCGCCGGCGCAGCGTATTGATCACCTCGTCGACGTTCAGGCCGCTGTCCTTGAGCACGATGTCGAGCTCAGGCTTGTCCGGGGTGTAGATGACCAAGGCCAGCTTGGCGTCTGGCCAGAGATCCGCCGCCAGGCGCTCGAGGCAGTCGTTGGCGGTTTCGTGGAATCGTTGAGTAGCGGGCATAGGGGATCCTCGTCCGCGCGTGTCGGCGGGCTTGAGTTGTAAGGGGGAGGGGTTAGTAGTCGAGGTCGTATTCGGCGAAGCAGAGTGCGCATAGAGGGCGCTGGCCGCGCTGCGCCCAAGCCGAGGTCTTGAGTAGCCAGCGGCTCTTGTCGACGAATCGGCCACAGTCGCGACAGTGGGTGTGATGTTCCTCGGCCTTGAGCTGCGCGAAATGGGCGATGCGCTGGCGCTCCTCCTCGGCTAGCAGCTCCCGGAAGTGTTCTTGCTCTTCCTTCTCCGTCATGTGCGGGTAGATCTTGCTCATGCCAGTCATCGCGGCCCCCTGTAGATCAGGTAGGCCATGCACATCAGGGGCAGGATCATGGCTGGGCCTCCTTCGCTGCCGCCTTGCGCTGGCGCATCAACTGCTGCGTGCCTTCGGGGTAGGTGATCTCGACAGCGCCCATGGCTACAGCCTTGGCGCGCCTGCTCAGGCAGATGTCGAAGTGCTCCTTGATGGTGCCGGCGTGCTGAATCCACTTGCGCTGCACGCCGATCTTGTCGGCCATCGACAGCAGTTCTGCGGTGCTGTCTGCGAACATGTGGCACATCTTCATGCGGCCGAAGCCGGCGTTCATGTCGTCGACGTATACGGTCATGCGCATAGCTCCTTCGGCACCTGAACGGTATCGCCGAGCTTGGCGGCGACGTAGGCGCGGGTTGCTGCGATCAAACGGTTTTCACCGCTACCGAATCCCGCCCGGGCATCGCCGTCACCGAGATCGATCCAAACCTCTGCGCCGCGGCCGCCGCCAAGCACTTTGGGAACTCGGCGCTCTTCTGGGTCGATGCGTTCAATCAGTGGCCCGCCCAGCGCCTAGTCTTCCCACGGGTTGTAGCGCTTGGTGTGCTCGATGGCCTGGCCCCCGTACCGCGCGAATACCCGCCATGAATTGCCGTACTGGGGAGGCGCCAGGAACACGTCGATTCCCTCTGCCTTGCCGACTGCCCACCCTAGCGCCTCGCCAACTAGGTCGGCCGTCTTCACTTCGATCAGGTCGGTCATGGTCGCATTACCTTTGCCGCATCACGATCTGTTACGGAAAACAGCTTGTATCCGTCCGGCGTGTTCTCTGGTGAGCGCGCGGCATCCATTACAGCGAGGATGTCCGTTGACCCGATGTCATCCGAGCTGACGCTGAAAATCCGCTTGCCCGCCTTGGGGTTGGTCGAGAAAGCGTGGGCCAGCGAGTAGCCGATCACGCGGTATTCCATGATGAACGTCGTCACAGCTGATACCTCTCATCAATCCAGCGCCCAGGCGCCAGTACGGGTGTAGGTTCGGGTTGTGTTTCGTGCGGGGAGAGCTGGCGCTGCTGGTCGGCAACTTGCGGCATCCAGACCTTCACGCAGCTGATGGCCAGGCCGTTCAGTTCGTAACAGACGACGCCGCGCGGCTTGTCTTCGAAGGAGCGAACATTGGCTTGCAGATCCCCCGCGCTGGCGCCGGTGGCCAGCAGCAGGAGGCAGAGGGCGAGGCGGGTCATTTGCGCAGGACCTCGTCCGGGTCCAGCCCGTAACGCCTGCACAGCGCTTGGGCTACGCCTGAGCCGCAGACAAAGGCGTCCATCATGAGCACCCAGCGCGGGGTCTTCTGCCTGCTGGTTCCGCTGACGCACCTGACCGCAGTGCCGATGAGGTCATCCTCCGTGTATTCGCACCCCGCCAGCGTGATGGTGCGGCTCTGGCCCTTGAGCCGTTCAATTTCTGCCTGCAGCTCGGCAACCTGGCCGTGCTCGCATTCGTCGCTTTGGTCGTCGATCAGCTTGAGGCCCACCATTTCGTCGTCGCGCCAACCACCGTAATCGTGGTCGTACCGCTCGCAGCAGAAGCCTTCGTCTCCGTCGCGGGTCGGGATCGTGTAGCTGTCGAAAGGATCGCCATACGTCGGCACCATCCCGCCGTCGGGGTGCTCAATCCACATGAAGAACTTGCGGCCTGTGATCGGGCATTCGTCCGGGCACCACCGTGCCGCCGTTTGTGCGCTGGGCATACGGATTCCTTGGCCGCCATATCGCGGCAGTGAACAGAGGGAAGAGGGATTACAGCTGGGAGGAGTACAAATGTGTTCTTTTCTTGACTCGATACGAATGGACTCGTAAGCGGAGGAGAGAGGTGCGATAGTCGTGATCTTTACCGTGGGTATTACCGGGATTTGATATATGGATAAAAAGGATGTTGAGCTAGCAATCGAACGGTTTCGAAGGGGAGAGCGACCGTACACGTATCGTCGCCCAGTCTGGCACCTAATTACAGATTCGGGTGACTATTACCCGCTAAAGTACATTTATGCGATGGCGCGAGGTCTCAAAAATCTAAATGCTCACACTGGTCAAGCAAAGAAGGAGCTACCGCTTCTCGGGTATAGAATTGTTGAGCGTGATGGTGCGCAAGGCGGCGAAGTTAGCTACTGGTGGGTCAACCATAAGCAGACTTACCAGGATGAGCATGCAGGCGGCTACATCTGGTCGCCTAAAACCAAGCGCGGAAATGTGTTTAACCAAGCGTATCTAAACCTTACCTTAGTCAAGGTTGGGGATCTAATTGTTTCCTTTGCACTTGGGCAAGTTAAGGCATTAGGTATCGTGTCAGGCCCCCATCGTGAGGCGGCTAAACCGAAAACTCATGAAGGTGCGGCTAAGTATTGGAATGAAATTGGGTGGATGGTGCCGATTGAATGGATCATGCTTGAATCCCCGATATCTCCGAAGCTGCATATCAAAGACTTGGCCGATCTTTTGCCCAATAAATATTCCCCTCTGCAAAAAAATGGTAACGGACATCAGGGGTGCTATCTCGCGAGCATTTCCTCTGCGCTAGGTGAGAAAATCATCAGTCTCCTGTCTGCCGTCGACGCTCAAGCTTTCGCCGACCGGCGCCTTCGAGCGCAGCCACAAATTGAGCAACGCCCAGCGGAACAAAGGCTGCCAGTGGAATCATTGCGTTTGGTAACGGCTGAGCACATTTGGAATGCAATACGCACTATCCTCGAGGGAGGCAAGGACGAAACGTACAAACCTTCAACCGATTACGATCTCCTGGTTGGGGACGGTATTAGGCTTCCGCCGAAGCAGGTGTTCGGACTTGCAGCGTCGGAAGCGTTGGGCTTCATCGTAAAGCCGGGGCATTTCACGGCAGGAGTTGATACTGTTTGCTTCAAATTATTGAAGGACGCGGGCTATCAGATCCTGCCTAAGGACTCTGAGGTTGAGCCAGTAGAGTCTCCCGTTAATTTCGAGGAACGGGTATGGGCTGAAGGCCGGCCTGCTCTGGTTCATCATCTTCGGCGAGAACGAGCAACCGGTCTCGCAAAAGCAAAAAAAGCTCAGTTTTTTCGAAAATATGGCAAATTATTCTGTGAGGAGTGCCAAATGGATCCTTCGGAGATCTATGGCGACATCGGGGATGCCTGCATCGAAGTTCATCACCATGCCGTACACGTTGCTGAAATGAGTATTGAACACAAGACAACGCTCGATGATCTTCGCTGCCTTTGTGCAAATTGCCATCGAATAGAGCACCGTAGATTAAGGACACAGGCACATGAGCAGACTCAATAGCAAGATGCTCAGTTAGCACTAACTGCGGCTATTAACGCCAAGTCAGCCTCCGCCAACTCGCAGAAGAAGGAGTAGGAGGGGATCCTCTCGTTGCGGCGCACCGGGCCGTCGCCCAGATCGCGAAGGGAAAAGCGCACGTTGGTGGTTCGGTTGCGGAACAGGTACGAGCCTTCGCCGAGATCGTCTTGAATCAAGCACACTGCCTCAAACTGCTCCGGGAAGTCCTGTCGGATCGCCCTGAAGTAGCCTTCTCCGCCCTTCACGCAGCCTATGCAGTTGGCGTTGTCGTAGCCCATCCGATACATCATCAATGCCAGCGCGCAGCAGAATCGCCTTGCAGTCATCCTTGCCCAGACCTCGGTCGATCAGCGGCGCGATCACTGGCCGGTCCGGGTTGCGCTCCCGGAAGTCCTCCAGGCGGTCTGCCTCCTCAGCGGTGTAGCCGAACACCATCACATCACCAGGCTGCTTCCACGTGTCGAGTAGGCGACGTTTTAGAATCTTCGTGCACGGGGCTCCGGTCCGGCCTTTCATGTAGCGCTCGCGGCGGAACACCTCATGAGCATCGGCGCCGTACTTCTCGTCGCGCAGGACGGTGATCGGATGGCCGAACCAGGCCTCGCAGTCCTGGGCGAACCGGCGGTTGTCGGCTTCTTCGTTGGCAAGGAATGCGTTGATGATCTGCACTTCGTGCGTGCTGCCGTACTCTGCCAGGGCCAGCTTGGTGGCCACCGCCGAAGCGGCGCCGCAGCTGAACTGACAGACGATTGGATGGGACATGGTGGATCCTCGCCGGGGAGGCGTTATCTTTGAATAGGGGAAGGCGCTGGCGGGCAGCTGCTGGTGATATGCTTCGCCGCTCACCAAACAAGGATGGTGGTAATGGGGTTGCGAGATCGAGGAAGATCGTCAAGATCAGGAGCTGCCGCGATGAAGACCCGAACGGCATCATTCATAGGGCTCGCGATTTGGATAGCGTTTCTTTGGCTGGGAAAGCCATCTGCGTCGTTGATCAGCTATTCTGTGCCGTTTGGAATTGCTCTGATCGCCACAGGCCCCCTCGAACTGATCCCAGATCGTTGGCACAGGCTTAATTTCCTCGTCAATGCCCTGGCGACTGGATTCTTCTTCGTCAGCATCATGTTTGCGATAGTGGCAATCTCTTTCGCCCTGTCATTGAGCACAAGCGAGCGTTCGATTTTCTGCCTTACTGGATGGGCAACGCTGTTGATTGTTTACCATTTCGCAATCCCTCGGCTGAAGCGGTCGCCTTTTCACCGACTCAGCCAGGATAGAGGGATGTACAGCCCTCCAACGGATGACGATAAACAGAACTGAGATCAGATAGGCCAATGCCGGAGCAGATTAGTCGCTGGCGGGCAGCGCCGGAGGGTCAGTAGTCTGACTGGCTGTAACGCACTTCGTAGGTGTCGATCTCCTCGAAGTCGATTTTCACGCCTCCGGTATAGAGGTTCAGCAGTAAAGCCTCGATACCGTATGTGGCGCCAAGGAACAGGCTCTTCTTCGGGTCAAACTCGTTGATGGTTAGGTCGAAGCATTCCCCGTCGCTGCGGAACATCATCTTCACCGAGCAGGACCACTTGTCCTTGTTTTCTTCAGCATCCGCGTAGAGTTGCCAGTAGCCGTCGCAGATGCCTTCGGACTTTTCGATGATGATGGTTGGCGCATCTTCACCTCGGCTATCGGGCATGTCTTCGAAAGCCTTCGTCATCTGCTTGACCAGATCGGTTAGCGGCATTCTTTGAGGCAACGGCTTCAGCATGGCCGCAAGCTTCTCCTCAATCGATTGCTTCACAGCCTGGTTCTGCATGTCCTGCAGATAGCCGGAAATGGTCTTCAGCACTAGGTCGCCGTAACGACCGATGTCCTTCACATCGGTCGGCATTACGCCGGCAAGTTTTTCCTCGAGCAGCTTCTTGAACGGCGAGCTGTAGCTGAACTGCTCTTCGATGGCGCGCTTCGCTGGCGTTGGTAAGCACTTCATCCCAGAACGCAAGCGAGTCGTTCCAGAAGCTGCTCGCCATGGCCAACAACACAGGCAGCTCGCTTGAGTCGACGGTATCGCTGTACACCAGGTTGGCAAACGCCACTCGAGGTGCAGGTTTCACCCAAGAACAGCTGCTAAACGTAACGGACGCCCTGAACAAAGCGTTCGTGATCTCTGGCGCAACGATGCAAGAGGCGTCGAACGCCGCCATTCAGCTGTCCCAAGGGTTGGCATCTGGCACCCTGCGCGGCGAAGAGCTGAACTCTGTCATGGAGCAAGGCCCGCGAATCACTCGTGCCCTAGCGGAGTATCTGGGTGTAACCAACGGCCAGATCCGCCAGATGGCAGCTGACGGCAAAATCACATCTGATGTGGTCACCAACGCGCTCCTAAAATCGCTGTCATCGCTGAACAGTGAATTGGACAAGATGCCGCGTCGGTTCGAGCAGGCCTCTGTCGCGCTGAAGAACAACTTCCTTGCTGCAATCGGTCAGATCAACGTAGACCCGGTAGTGAGCTCGGTAGACGCCCTGGCCAGCTCGCTCGCCAAGCCTGAAGTGGTCATGGGTATCCAGAGCATTGCCAATGCTCTCGGAAGCCTGGTGGCGGTCGGTGGCGATGGCCTGAAGACCGTAGCCGAGAACACTGACGCACTGATGGCGATCACGGGCGCATATGCTGCGAAGGTCGGTACCGGACTTGTCGTATCTCTTGCGGCCGCTACCAAAGCAAGGTATGCGGAAATCGCAGCCACGCAGCAGCAGGTGGTCGTAGAGAAACAGGCAGAGGTGGCGTCGACAGCCGCAGCTGCGCAGGCTTCGCGTAAGGCTATGGCTGAAGAGGCTGCAGCTGTAGCTGTGACTCAGCGATCCCTGGCAGAGATATCAGCCGCAAGAGCTGCCCAGGCCAATACCGTGGCCCAACTTCAGGCAGTTCAACAGCAGCTGGCCGCAGATCGCGCACTTGAGGCTCAGCGCCTCCAGGCCCAAATCAATGATGTTGGTCGCCAGCAGTCCCTTACCCAAGGCCTGACCGACGACATCATGAACCTGAACCTGTCGTTCCAGAGCTTGGGCGACTTGGGCAAAAACGTGCTGCGCGAGATCGTGGCCGGGTTCGTGAAGATGGGCGTACAGATGGGCGTTAACGCCGCCCTGGCCGCAACCCTAGGAACAGCAACAGCCGGCACATCCATCGCGCTGGCCGGCACTACAGCTGCGGCCTGGGCGCCAGCCGCTGCGCTCGCATCGTTGGCCAGCTTTGGTGGCAACTCCATTCCTGCTGCGGCGGCCCTGACCTCTACCACGGCCTTGGCTACCACCCTGGCAGCTGTTCCCGGATTCGCCACGGGTGGCTACTTCACCGGGTCTGGTACCGGAACATCCGACAGCAACTTGGCCAAGATCAGCAATGGCGAGTTCATCGTCAACGCTGCTGCCACTAGGAAGAACCGAGCATTGCTTGAGGCTATCAACTCCGGCGAGCGTGTTTCTACTGGAGGATCAGCGGTTTCAGGATCTGGCTCTGGCGGCGCGCCAATGGCACTTACGGTCAACTTGATCGAGGACAAGTCGAATCCGGGGAAAGTGACTCAGACCACGAATGACGACGGGGAGAACATCCTCAGCATTACCGTGGCAAGCATCATGGGCGACACCCAGGTTTACCAGGCTATCAGCACCAAATTCGGACTATCAGGGGTTGGCTCATGATTCAGTACCCAGCAGAACTGCCGCTGCCGCTGCAGGACGGCTACGGGTTGGAAACCCCGGTTGATCCGATGCTGCGCACGCAGATGGAGTCGGGCAGGGCACGCCAGCGCGTCCTGTTCGATTCTGTGCCTGACCAAGTTACTGCCAAATGGAACTGCGACCGCAACCAAATGGCGTTCTTCCGCGGCTGGTACGCCCGCACGCTGAACCAGGGTGTGGAGTGGTTCACGACGCGCCTTCTGCTACCGGAGGGTTTCATCGACGTTGAATGCCGGTTCATCGGCAAGCCTACCGGCCCTCAGCTTGTGCAAGTCAGCCGCTGGGAATACTCGGCAACCCTGGAGCTGCGCGAGCCATCCCTGATCCAGCCTGGCTGGGAAGACTTCCCGCAGTTCTGGTTCATGATGAACATCATCGATATGACGGTTAACGTGGAGTGGACAGAAGCATGACCGACTCCACCATTCTTGAGCAGATCTACCGCGAGGCGGTGGCTTCTGGCGGCAAGGAAGCCTTCGTGCGCACGCTGGAGATCACCTGCCCGGCATGGACGGCGCCTGTGCTCATCTGCAACGGGTTCAAGGATCGAATCTGCGGCACTGAGGATGGGCGATTGCTGTCTTTCGAGGCCGCCAATATCGGAATGGCTCTGGCCTCAAAAAATAACAAAGGAAACCAGGCCCTAGCGTTTGGCGTGGATAACACGACGGGGATAGTCCAGCACTATGCCGACGACGCCCTGGATGCCAACGCCAAGGTGACCGCGACCTATCGTGTGTACCTGGCCAGCGATCTGTCAGCGCCTTGCGAGCGACCTTATCGCATGTCCGTGGACAGCGATTCCTTCGAGCAGAACCAGGCCACGCTGCAGTGCGGGTTCCTCGGCCTGATCGGCACGGCATTCCCACGCGACATAGCAAATACCAAGCGCTTCCCTGGGCTGAAATACCTCTGAGGCATCCCCCCCTATGGAATGGATCAACAAATACCTGTCCTGCAGGTATGAGGACGGCGCTCGCGGTCCGGAAATGTATGACTGCTGGGGGATGGTCAGGGAGGCTCGGCACCTGCACATGGGCAAGCAGCTGCTGCCGAGCTGGGGGCATGTGCGCAACACAGACCCACGGGAGTTCACACGGGCGTACCGGGCTGAGGCCGTGCATATGGAAGTGTGTCAGCCAGAGCATGGCGCTATCGCTGCGGTGATGCGCGGGCACATCTGTGTGCATGTCGCCCTGGTCGTCGAGGCAGGCTGCCGGCTGAAGATCCTCGAAATCAATCCATCGCGCGGCGCACGCTGCCTCCCGCTCTCCCAGTGGAAGCGCGACCACAACACAGTCATCTACTACCGAGACCGGGAATGATCGAAATCTATGCCAACAAGCTCGCTGCCGGGCCTGCCGAGGTGCGCGCGGTAGAAAGCCGCCAGAGCCTGCTGGCATGGTTCCATGCTGACGGCCTGCCGGAAGAGGTCGAGCCCGCAGCATTGCCGATGAGCGTGTTCGTGAACGGTGAGCGTGTCCTGCCGACTCAGTGGGCGACCATCGAGTTCGGGCCAGAGGACCATGTTCAAGTCTACCGCGAGCCCAAGGGCACCGATCCGTTCTCGATAACCCTGGCCCTGGTGTTTGGCGCCAAGGCGGTGCTGGGCGCATTGATGCCGAAAATGCCTTCGCTCAACAGCGGCGGCAACACGAAGCGCGGCAATGACCTCGGCCTAGCCACGGTAAAGGGCAACCAGGTGAAGCTGAATGCCGTGATCAGGGAAATCGCAGGCCGTCAGCGGCCATACCCGGACTACGCCCTCCCGCCGAACCGCTACTTCGACGACCCGCGCTCGCAGTGGATAGAGATGCTGCTGGTGGTGGGCAAGGGCAGTTACGACATTCCTGTCAGCAGCATCCTCATAGGCGAAACGCCGGTAATCTCGCTGGGCGCTGACGCAGAGTTCACGCTGTACGAGCCGGGGGCGAACCTTTCCGCCGAGACAGCCGCCAAGTGGTGGCATTCTGCGCCGGAAGTTGGCGCCACCTCGACCGGTACTGCCGGCATCGAGCTGAAGGCCACCTATGCCGTTACGCCAGTACCTGATGCCCAGTCGTACCAGTTCGCGGGCAAGACCATCACGATTCCCACTGGTGCGGGGCAGTTCCCGACTGGCTGGGCTGCCGGGATGATTGTGCGCATCGAGGTTGGGTATCCACTGGACGTCATCGACGGGGGCGCTGGGCGCGACATTATCCGGGGCAACCTCGACCAGTTCGCGCTGTACGTGGGGATGCCAATCGAGATCGTCGGTGCCAACGCCGGCAATTACACGGTGGCCACCTACACGCCTGGAGTCGGCACTGCTCCGGACGAGATGACTCTGGACTGGGCAGCTGGTGGAGCCGCTACCGGTCTGACCATCGGTACGGGTCTGGTTATGGGGATTGGGTTCCGCGGCCTTCGCTACCGGATTACCGCAGCCAGCACGGCGGCAATTTCCGTTGAGCGTATGGATGATGCCGGCGACAACGATGCCACATGGCCAGGATATGACGCGCTGACAACCTCTGCAGCAATCCTAAAACTGGATGGCTCGACGCAAGAGGGAGATTGGTCTGGTCCGTTCCCTGCGTGCCCGGCCGGCACGACCACTTCGCGCATCGCCTGGGACATTTTCTTCCCGCAAGGCCTGGTGCACGTAGGCGGGAAGGGCGACCTGAACAACCTGTCGGTGACAGTCGAGATGCAGTATCGCGACATCACCACCGCCGGTGCGTGGACGTCCTTCAAGAAGACCTACACCCAGATGACGCTGGACCAGCTCGGATTCACCGAGTACATGGACATCCCTGGCAGCATCCGTCCAGAGGTCCGGATGCGGCGTATAGGTGCGAAGTCGACCAGCACCCAGGACGCCAACACGGTCCAGTGGTACGGCCTCCGGGCGAACCTTCCAGCACCGACCAGCTATGCAGGCGTTACTCTGCTGGCCCTGCGAGTGAAGGGCGGCAACCGTATCGCCTCGCAGTCGGAAAGCCAGGTGTCAGTGATAGCCACGCGCAAGCTGCGCACCAGGCGTGACGGTGCCTGGACAGCGCCTGAGCCAACCCGAGATATCGCGGCATGGATCGGCTACATCGCGGAAAGCGTGGGTTACTCGGTTGAAGACGGCGACTCGGACGTAGACCTGGATGAGCTGGACCGCCTGCAGGCCATCTGGACGGCTAGAGGCGACTACTACGACCGGACCATCGACTCTGCCAGCACCGTCAAGGCCTGCATGATCGAGGCGTTACAGGCCGGCTTCTCAGAACTGACCATCGACCGCGGGTTGATCCGCCCGGTGCGCGATGAGCCCCGAGGCCCCGACTTCGACCACATCTACAACCCGCAAGTGATGACCAAACCCCTCAAACGAGAGGCCGAGCACGTCACCGAGGATGACTTTGACGGGGTAGACGTTGAGTACACCGACGGCACGACCTGGCAGGTGGAGACGGTTGAATGCCGCCTACCAGGTGACCTTGGCCTGCGCACCGAAAAGATCAAAGTAGAAGGCATCAGCGATGCGACAAGGGCGTGGCGCTACGGAATGCGCCGGCGCAGACAGCAGGTGTACCAGCGCAAGCGCTACAGCTTCTCCACAGAACTGGATGCCTTGAACAGCGGATATCTGGACTATGCCTTGCTGGGCGACACCACGCCAGGCTATGGCCAGAGCGCGATGCTGAAGGGCTATGCCCAGCTCGGCAGCGTGCACATGCTGGTTTCCACCGAGCCATTCAACTGGTCAGCAGGCGGCGAGCACTGGATTGCCCTGCGCCGGCCTGACGGCAGCGCCTCCGGGCCTTACGTCGCCACCCGCATCGACGACTACCGCCTGACAATCCCGGCCCTGGACTTCGTTCCTGTGTTGGATAGCGCTATGGACGCGCCAGTGCTGCAGTTCGGGCCAAAGGCCAAATTCTGCTATCCCGCGCTGATCAAGGAAGTGAATCCGAGCGGCACCGTCAGCTGCAACGTCACCGCTGTGAACTACGACGAACGCGTCTACTTGGACGACGACAACTTCCCGCCGGCCTGACCGGACCCGATACGAGCATGCCCGCCACTGAGCGGGCTTTTTTATGCCCGGAGAAAATATGCGCTACAACACTGGCAACCCGGTTGGAACTGATGGATCGAGTGACCCGCGTGACCTTTACGATAATGCTTCCATCATCGATCTGCTGCTTACGGGCCCTCTTGGTGAATACCTGAACCGCCTTGGCGTGCCGTTGAAGTCATGGGTCGGAATCATGCAGCAGGTCACGGACTACCTGATCGCCCAGGGGTACGAGTCCGTCTACCGTAAGTGCTCCATGAACCCCACATTCAAAGCGCTTACCTGA